TCCTGCAGGAGCCTTAGTAATAAGAGGAGTACAAGTGTATACATCTACTTCGGTTACTACTGGAGCTAATACTTGGTTAATTAAAAAAGATTTAACTTTTTTAGAAGAGTATGTTTCTGCTAATACTGATTCAGGTTTTCCAAAATATTATGCAATGAAAGGTGGAGCAACCGGTAATACTAGTTCTACTTCAGGATCTATTTTACTTGCACCAGTGCCTAATTCTACTTACGAATATCAAATTCATTTTAATAAAATTCCAGATAAACTAGAGGCAAGTAGCAACGAAACTAATTTTATTAGTTTAAATTTTCCCAATGGTCTGTTATATGCTTGCTTGGTAGAAGCATTTGGCTATTTAAAAGGTCCCATGGATATGTTACAATATTACGAAAAAAAATATCAAGACGAAATACAAAAATTTGGAGGAGAACAAATAGGACAAAGAAGAAGAGATGACTACACGGATGGAACTATTCGAATACCAGTCAACTCTCCAACACCTTAAGGAATTAAAATATGGCATCATCGTTTTCAACATTAGGAATAGAACTTATAGCAACAGGAGAAGCATCGGGTCTTTGGGGAGATAAAACAAATGTTAATCTTCAAATGTTTCAAGAAATTACTTCAGGTTATGTAGCTCAATCTATTGCAGGTAGTGCTCAAACTACTGCATTAAGTATTACTAATGCAACTACTGGCGACACAGCCAGACAAATGATTATTGAATTCACGGGAACTATTTCAGGAAATCAAATTGTAACGATACCTGATTCTTTAGAAAAAATGTATGTTGTAAAAAATTCAACATCGGGTGCTCACACGGTTCAATTTAAAACAGCATCTGGAACAGGTGTTACTTTTGGTGCATCTGATAAAGGAACTAAACTTGTTTTTGTTAATGGAACCAATGTTATTGACGCAGGTTTAGGTGGAGCAACTGATTTAAATGGAGAAGAATTAATTTTAGACGAAGATGCTGATACCAGTATTACAGCAGACACAGATGATCAAATAGATATTAAAATTGCAGGTGCAGATGACTTTAGATTTACAGCAAATACTTTTACAGCTTTATCTGGAAGTGGTGTTGTTATACCAGATAGTGGACTTACTTTAGGAAGTACAGCCGTTACATCAACTGCAGCAGAATTAAACATATTAGATGGTGTAACTTCTACAACAGCAGAATTAAACATACTAGATGGCGTTACCTCTACAGCAGCAGAGTTAAATGCACTAGATGGCATCACTGCAGTTGTAGGTGAACTTAATGCTTTAGACATAGGTAGCACAGCGGTTGGAACAGCTATTGCCAGTAAAGCAGTTATATTAGATTCAAACAAAGATTACACAGGAATTAGAAATCTAACTTTAACAGGAGATCTTACTGTCGGTGGTGATGATATTACTATGGGTACAAACACTGCAGGTAATTTATTAGTTGCAGATGGTACAAATTTTAACTCAATAGCAGTTAGTGCTCTTTCAGAAATATCAACTGCAGCTTCAGATGATGTTTTTATAGCAATAGATACTTCAGGCGGTGGACTTAAAAAAATTGCAAGATCAGCAGTTGTTGCAGGACTTGCAACGGATAGTGCTATATCAAATGTTGTAGATGATACCTCTCCTCAATTAGGTGGTAATCTAGATATGAATGGTGCAGATATTGTTACTACTTCTAATGCAACTATTGATTTAGCTCCTAATGGAACTGGAACAGTTGTTGTAAGAGGTAATACAAATTCTGGAGCAATAGTATTTAATTGCGAATCTAATTCACATGGACAAACAGTTATTGCACAACCCCATAGTGCTAGTGTTACCAATACTATGTTGTTACCTGCTGGTGCTAGTTCAACTTTAGTATCTTTAGTATCTACAGATACACTTACCAATAAAACTTTAACATCTCCTAAAATAAATGAAGATGTTGCGGTCACTTCTACTGCTACAGAATTAAATTTACTAGACGGAGTAACAGCAACTACAGCAGAATTAAATATTTTAGACGGAGTAACAGCAACTGCAGCAGAGATTAATTTAATAGACGGTGGAACAGCAAGAGGAACGACTGCTGTTGCTGATGCAGATGGTATTCTTACAAACGATGGTGGTACAATGAGAATGACAAGTGCCGCTACATTTAAAACATATTTTCAAGCCGGAATATCTTCCGCAGCTGATGATATTTCAGCTGGTGATGCAGCAGTATCTATTGCAACATCAAGTGGAGCTGTTGTTATCGATTCAAATGCTAGTACCGTTACTGTTGATGGACATACAGGTGTTACAATTGCTGCTTCTAGTTCTGGGAATATAACTCTGGACTCAGAAGTTGATATTACTTTAGATGCAAATGGAGGAGATATCTTTGTTAAAGATGGTGGAACTACTTTTGGTAGTCTTACCAATACAAGTGGTAATTTAATAATTAAATCAGGTACTACCACTGCAGCCACATTTAGTGGAGCAAATGTTACATTTGCAGGAACATTAGCTTCAGGTGCTATTACCGCTGCAGGTGATATATTACCAAGCACAGATGATGCTAGGGATTTAGGTAGCCCATCTAAACAATGGAGAAATATTTATACTGGAGATTTACATTTGTCTAATAAATCTAAATCTGAAGGTAACGTAGTTGATGGAACAACAGGCGATTGGACAATTCAAGAGGGTTCAGAAAATCTTTACATCCTTAATAATAAATCTGGTAAAAAATATAAATTTAAATTACAGGAGGTTTAGTCGTGGCAATAATATCTGACGGAACTACAATCGCAGATGCGGCTTCTTTTAGTGTTGGTTTAGGTAACATGGTACTATTAAACACTGCTACAGCATCTTCTAGCGCTTCCTTATCTTTTAATAGCACCTACATTAATTCTACATATCCAATTTATAAGTTTGAGTTTATAGATATACACCCAGCAACTAATAGTGCATATTTTCAAGTTAATTTATCTATAGATAATGGTAGTAATTATAATGTTACAAAAACTACAACTTATTTTCATGCTTATAATAACGAAGCTGGTGATGCTAATGCTTTAAATTATGACCCAGCAAGAGATTTAGCACAATCTACTTCTTATCAAGATATAAGTTATCAAACAGGAAATGATAATGATCAATCAACATCAGGAAATTTGTTTCTTTTTAATCCAAGTTCAACAACATTTATTAAACATTTTTTAATAAACATACATTCTTATAGTGATGTTTCAGGCACAGATTACTCAATAAATACCTATGTAGGAGGTTACGGAAACACAACTTCTGCCGTCAATGCTATTAATTTTAAATTTAGTTCAGGTAACATAGATGCTGGTCAAATTAAACTTTACGGAATAAAAGGATCGTAATATGGCAGTTATATCAGCAGGAACAACTTTAATTGACGCTGGAGCAATATCAGTACCAACAGGTGCATTAACCTTAATCAAATCTATTACAGCTAGTTCTTCTGCAAGCATATCCTTTGTAGATGGTGCTAGTGGAGTGGTGCTAGATGATACCTACAAGTCGTATGTATTTAAGTTTATTAATATTCATGCTGCAACAAGTGGTGCTGAATATCAATTTAATTTATCCATTGATAGCGGCTCTAACTACAATGTAGCCAAAACAAGCACCGCATTTGAAAGTTATCATATGGAAGATGATAGTGGTTCTGGGTTAGTTTATCAAGGTAATGCAGATTTAGCACAAGGAACAGGCGACCAACAATTATTTAGAAATTTGAGTACAGATAATGATTGTTCATATTCAGGTTCTTTAAAACTTTTTAACCCTTCATCTGACACTTTTGTAAAACATTATATAGCTAGAGGGAATGGCTTTAATACAACTCCACTCTCTGATGATTTTAATGTAGCTGGATATGGAAACACAACTTCTGCTGTCGATGCAATTCAGTTCAAAATGTCATCAGGCAACATTGATTCAGGAATCATAAAAATGTATGGAGTTACATAATGGGATTAATTAGTGCTGGAACAACTATATTTGATGCTGGAGTTGTAAATAATACTGGAAACATGGTATTAGTATCAGCAACTACTTTATCATCTGCCGCTTCTAGTATTACTTTTACTTTAAATGCAGATTACAAAGAGTATCAATTTTATTGTATAAATATGAATCCTGCTAATGATGGAGATAATTTTTGTGTTAATTTTTCAATAGATAGTGGAAGCAATTATAATGTTGCTAAAACATCAACTTATTTTCATGCTAGACATGGAGAAGATGGAAATAATGCTGAATTAGCTTATCAAGCAGCACAAGATTTAGCACAAGGAACAGGATTGCAAAGGTTAGCAGAGGGAGTTGGGGGAGATAGCGACCAATGCACAAGTGGAATAATTACTTTATTTAATCCATCTTCTACTACTTTTGTAAAACATTATATATCTAATTTTTCAAATGTAAGACATGTAAATCAAGCAACTAATTTATTTGTAGCAGGTTATGCAAATACCACGTCAGCTATTAATAGAATACAATTTTTTTTTAATAGTAATAATATAAATACTGGTGGAACAATCTTGATGTATGGAATTAATTAATATATAATAGGAGAACATATGGCACATAAAATAGTAAATGGAGTACAAGTAGAACTGACAGCAGAAGAAGTTACTGCTATAGAACAAGCTGAAACAGCATGGGCAAATGCAGCTCCTGCTCGTGCATTAGCTGATTTAAGAAATAAAAGAAATAGACTTCTTGCTGAAACAGATTTTTACGGCTACTCAGACGTAACAATGAGCGATGCCATGACAACCTATAGACAAGCATTGAGAGATTTACCAGACGGTTTAACTACAGTTGATGATTGTGAAGGTGTTACTTGGCCAACTAAACCATAGATACATTACATATAATGTATTATAAAATTATATGTTACAAAAATTAAAATTTGCACCAGGAATAAATAAACAGGTCACAGGATCCGGGGGCGAAGGTCAATGGGTTGATGGTGATAACATACGATTTCGTTATGGTAAACCTGAAAAGATTGGTGGTTGGAGTCAGTTAGGCGACACACGGATCACGGGCCGTAATACGGCTATTCATCATTTTGTAACTACGTCAGGAATTAAATATGCAGCACTAGGAACTAATAGAATTTTATACATTTATTCTGGAGGTATCTTTTATGATATTCACCCTATTAAATCGACTGCTACTTTAACTAGTGCTTTTACTACCACTAATGGATCTGCCGTTATAACTATTACTTTTGCAAGTGCCCACAACATTTCTAATGTAGGAGATGTCGTTCTATTAGATAATTTTTCATCAATTACTAATTCTAATTTTACATCTACTGATTTTGATAGTAAAAGTTTTCT